TGCGTACATACACGCCACTTATAAAGACGCATTAAATGTAACACCAGCAGAGATAGTAAAGAATATCCTGGAAATGGGTAAGCGAGACCCTAATTGGGCTAATGTTTATCTTGAAGGCAAGCTGGGCAAAATTGAGGGATTGGTTTATCCCTACTTTGAGCAAGAGAATGAACTCCCTAAAGGTGATTACTTCTATGGGTTGGATTTCGGTTTCTCGACGGATGCAACTGCCTTGGTAAGGAACGTTATTATAGGTGACGAATTACATTCAGAGGAGCTTATCTACGAGAAAGGTTTAACCAACGACATGATTGCAACACGGATGGAAGAGTTAGGAATACGGAGAGGATATGACGAAATCTTCGCCGATGCTGCTGAGCCAAAGAGTATTGAGGAGATTCACCGATACGGGTTTAATATCAAACCTTGTCCTAAAGGCTCTGGAAGCGTTGAATACGGACATCAAAAGGTCAGGCAATATAAACATTACTGGGTGAAGGACTCACTTAATGGAATTAAAGAACAACGTAATTTCCGCTACATACCTGATAAAAACGGGAAATTGACTGAAAAAACAACGCATAACTTTAGTCATCTAATGGATGCCAGGCGGTATGCAATAATGGGGAAATCGGAGCATCGTGGATATTCGTTTGATATATAGGAGCTAGTATGGCGATAAAAGATGTTTTACGCAGGCTGATAGGATATAAGCTAGGTGGTGGGCAGTTTACAGAGATGTCTATTCCACCAGGCTGGGATTATCAGTCATATTTGAAAGCATACGGGAATATAGGGTGGTTGTTCGGTGCTGTGAGTTTAATTGCTCATTCGGTGGCATCATCGGACTGGTATTTATATCATAAGAAAGATGATACGCCTGAATTGATTGAAAAACACCCATTGGTGGATTTATGGAATCATGTTAACCCGTTCCAGACTCGTTATCAGTTTTTATTGCAGCTAGAAACCTACGTGGAATTGGTAGGAGAGGCATTTATTGTCCTGAATTATAATAGCTTGGGTGTGCCAGCGGAAATGTGGTTGGCTTCACCCGCATATATGAAAGTTATCCCATCTCCTACCAAGTATATTAGCCATTATGAATATGAGCGGGGTGATAATAAGATAAGGCTAGAAATTCCAGAAGTGATTCACGTTTACAACGTTAATCCTGCAAATCCTTATCGGGGGATAGGGGCAGCTAAATCTATTGCTACTGATTTAGATTCAGAAGTTTATGCTGCCAAGTATCAAAATAAATTATTTTACAACGATGCAACGCCTCGACTATTTTTGGAGTTTCCCGACCTTCCTCCCGCAGAGGAGAGGAAGCGGTTAAAAGACGAGTTCTTAAGTGTCCACCAGGGTTGGCGAAATGCCTATAAGCCTGCTTTTTTGTGGGGTGGTGCTAAAGTGAATACGGTATCACTAACCAGCAGAGATATGGACTTTGCGGCGATGCGTAATGCATCAATGAAAGTGATTCTTGGGGCTTATCATATACCCGATTCCTTGATAGGGCGAAGTGAAGTAGGAAGTCGGGCTAGGGCAGAAGCTGACGAATATATCTTTTCCAAATATACAGTCAAGCCAGCTTTACAGAGAATCAAAGAGGCTTTGAACGAGCAGCTATGCCCACTATTCGATGATGGTTTATGGTTTGAATATGAAGACCCTGTGCCAGAGGATGTAGAAACTATTCGTAAGCAAAACAGAGAAGATTTTCAGGCGGGGATTATTACAAGGGAGGAAGCTCGTAGTGCGATAGGGTTGGATGCTGAAGCAGAGGGCACGTTCTTGCTACCACTCAATGTTTTGGAAGTACCAGCTAAATATATAACTGCACCAAAACATAAAGGACTTCAGAATGAACAAAAAGATGCGTTATGGCGTGCTTATGCTAGTTGTGGGCTGAACAACAAAAAGAGGTTTTAGAGAATCTAAAAACCGCTGATAACGCCGATGAAGCTCTATTTGACAGGAAGAAAGCGGAGCAAGAGTTTCACAAAAAATTACTACCCTTGTTGACTGAAGTATTTGAGCTACATTATCGGGATGCACAGAATCTTCTCAAACCGCAGAATCCACATGAAGGCAAACAGGTAAACGAGCGGGCTGTACGGTGGCTCAAAGAACATTCGTTAGAATTAGCCAAATTAATAAACGGCACGACTATTGAGCAACTGCGTGCGGTTTTAGTAGAAGGCTTTGAAGCGGGTGAGTCCATCCCACAGATAACAAGACGCATCATTGAATATTATGGACAGGCTAATAGAGTTAGAGCGACTATGGTAGCTCGAACGGAAACGATAGCTGCTGCTGTTGAAGGAAATATACAGGGCTATGAGGATGTAGGAGTGAAAATGGTGGAATGGTACACAGCTCTTGATGATAGAACGTGCGATATATGTATGCCACATCATGAAGAGCGATTCACGGTTAGAGATTCACACGGCAAAATACCAGCACACCCCCAATGCAGGTGTGTGTTTGTCCCACTCTTAGAATGATTCAGTCTTGGAGGTTTATATGACAGAGATAATAAAAAAGGTTTTGCCATTTGAGGTAAAGGAGATAGCACCAAGGGTATTGGAGTTCATTGGAAAAAAGGTTTTGCCATTTGAGGTAAAGGAGATAGCACCAAGGGTATTGGAGTTCATTGGTAGCACGGAAGACCAGGACAGGGTAGGCGATGTAGTCATGGCTGATGGATGGAGGTTAGACGAGTATAAAAAGAATCCTGTTTTTCTGTGGAGTCATAATTACAATGACCCTCCTATTGGTAAAGCGACAAAAGTATGGGTGGAAGATAAGAAACTAAAATTCCATATCAAGTTTGCAGATAAGGACACTTACGAATTTGCTGATACTGTATATAAATTGTACAAAGGTGGATTTTTGAGGGCTTCATCTGTGGGATTTATGCCGATAAAGAGCGAGCCGATCGAAGTTAAGGATGAAGATACGATGATGTCTCAGCCCACTCGTTATTTAGAGCAAGAATTACTTGAGTTATCTGGTTGTCCAGTGCCAGCGAATCCGAACGCTCTGGCAGAAGCGAAGGCGAAAGGGATTATCAAAGATATTCAAAAATTCATAGATGCTCAAAAACCATATCCCAATGAACACTCGTGCCGTCTGCGTAATCCTAATGATTTTCAAGATGATAGTTTCAGGCGTACTACCCGCAGACATGATGGCAAGGAATATTCTGTAATTATGGGGAAATTAAAGGGTGAGAATACTATGACGGAGCAAGCATATCGGTATGGCAAAGATATTTGGGATAAAGATGATGCTCGTTTACATTGCAAGGAACACGACGGAACATTTGAGCCAGCAAGTGAAACCAGGGAAGAAAAGTATCAATGCGAATGTATCGAATGTGGATACGAGTTAGAGACAGGTAAACATTGCAGGGATATAAAATGCCCTGAGTGTGGTGGCGAAATGAGACGCAAAGAACGTCCAGGGCCGGGGAAGATACTCAAATCGGCTATTAGTTACGAATCAGCACATCCAGGTGGAACACCGAAAGCCGATGAGGATACCGAATGGGATGCTAGCAGAGAGGTGGCAAGATTTGAAGGCGATGTGTTGTATTGTCCAGGGAGACCCTGAATTAAAGACATCTTATAAACTGCCACATCATTTAGTTAGTGGTAAACACGCTGTTGTGTGGTCTGGTGTAGCTGCTGCTGGTGCAGTTCTCATGGGGGCTAGAGGTGGAATAGATGCCTCGGAGAATGAAAAGGAAGGGGCAAAAAGGCATTTAGCTAAACATTATGAAGAATTTGGGCGAACACCCCCGTGGAAAGCTGCAGAGGGTGTTAATCAGGGGATGATAGGGGACGAGTTTGATTATCTATTAAGGTCCATCAAGGATAAGGGCTTAAGCGATGAAAACAAGCTCTTAGCATGGGATTTAATACGACAAATAATGCGTTTTACAGGTGACGACATACCTGTTGATATAGCCGAAAAGTTCGGTGCTGTGCTGAATAAAGTAAATCGTGAGCGACTTGAGAAAATCAAGGATTTAGCTCAGGCGGTGCTTGATTCAGCAGAAAAACCTGAAGAGCCTGAAAAATCGCTAAGTAAAGACGAAATAATCGAGATTATCAATTCGTCAGTTAATCATGGAATTAACAAGAGAAGAGATTACGACTATGGCAACGGAAGCTGCCGAAAAGGTTGTAGAAGCATTGAGGAACGATGTTAAACGACAACCGATTAACGGCGAAGAGCCAAACGAGCCAAAACCAGAGTTTAAGAGCTTTGGTGAATTCCTTCGTGCGGTTAACGATTAAGGCATTGAGTGAGGGGACTGATTCTGCTGGTGGGTTTCTTGTCCCAGAGCAATTCGCTGCTGGTATTGAGCAAGTAGCTTTGGAAAGTGCAATTGTGAGACCACGGGCCAGGAAGATGCCTATGACAAGGGATACCCTTAACTATCCTATTGTCAAGGACACATCGCACAGTTCGAGCGTTCATGGTGGTGTAATTGCCTACTGGACAGAGGAAGCAGGAACGAAAACTACCAGTCAACCAGCATTTGACAGGATAAAGTTGATTGCCAAGAAATTGACTGGATTCACCTATGCATCGGATGAACTTCTAGAGGATTCAGCAGTTTCACTTGAAGCACTGCTGATTAAATTATTTGCCGATGCTATCACGTGGTATGAGGAAGAGGCTTTCTGGCAGGGTAATGGCGTAGGGCAACCGCTAGGAATTATGAATAGCGGGGCACTTGTAACGCCGTACAGGGAGACTGTAAGCGAAATCTCCATAGGTGATATAGGCTCACTAATGGCTTCGTTTCGTGGGAATTTATATGGACGGTCTACTATTTTCGTTGGTAATCAATCCATTATCCCGCAGTTGCTAGCGTTAGGTAGTACTGTGGTAACGTGGGTAAGTATGGCTGGGCAAAAAGTTCCTACGTCTATATTCGGTATTCCTTTGGCTTTTACTGAACACGTTGCACAGTTAGGTAGTGTAGGAGACCTGGGGTTGTATGACCTTGACCAGTATGTTATTGGAGACCGCAAGGGGTTGAAGGTTGACCGCAGTGTGGAATACAGATTTGCTACCGACGAAACGACCTGGAGATTTGTCAAGCGGGTAGATGGACAGCCGTTGGTAGATAGTGCCTTTACTCCGAAGCGTGGTAGCTCTCAATCCCCGTTTGTGTGTTTAGCTTCTACTACTAGTTAATATGGCACGAAATTTGCAACAGGGGGTTCACCGAGCCTGTATAAATAACGAGTGAAGGGAAGCGAGCCGACGACTCCCTTCTCTAAAATAAAGCGTCAGGAGGATTACTATGCACTTATTCGATGAAAACCCGGTGACTTCGACGTATAGAACTGCAGCTGCAGTTGAAGGTGAGGCTGTGGACATGGCGAAGTATCACAATTACGCTGCCGTCATTACAGTAGCTGGTGCAACGCAGTGGCAAGGTGACCTTGTATGTAAGATTGCAGAAGGAACAACCTCGACACAGTTTTCTACTGCATATCTTGCGACCAAGACGATTTCAACTGCAACGACCAATCAGGTCGAGGTAATCGAGGTAAGCGACCAGCAAATGTCCGATGGTTATCGTTATTTGAGGGTTGAAGTTGACCCTTCAACGGGTACTGGTAATATGTTTGCTGCAGTAAACTGCAGATTCAATCCTAGATATGCACCAGTGAGTTAAGCCGAACTCCAGCCTGGAGGCTGTTTCAGTTCGGGGGCGCAGGGGCTAGGGGGGGTTACCCTCCTTCCCCCTAGCCCCGCAAAATAAAGGAGGGTATATGACATTTGATTTAACAGTAAGGGAGTTGGCGAGGTTTCTTGGGGTTTCCTATGAGGAAGCACTGAAACGAGTTAGGGGATATAGCGTAAAAGTAGCTGCCGATAAATGGCAGAAGGCTAATCCTCAATCTGCAGAGACCAGGGAGACCATTATTTGTATGAGCTGATACCCTGGAATTACGAAAACGATTTATACAAATCATGGAACGCACCGTTGTTGTCGTATAGAGGGCGTAAGATATTAGAAGTCGGTGCTGGCATTGGGACGCTATGCATTCAGCTAGCATACGCAGGGAACGATGTTACGTACTGCGACATCAACCCTAAACTACGAGCGTTCGCAAAAATGAGGTTTGAAGAGAGGGGGTTGAAAATAAACGTGGTTAGCAACCTGAAAGGGTTGCGTGATTACGATATTGTTGTAGCAAACGACTTTTTTGAGCATATACACAAAGATAGATTACCAGGATTACTTAAAAAACAGCAAGACATATTCCCCATGCACTTTGACCATTCAGAGTATTTCCTGAAAATGGCTCACGATGCAGGGCTTGAACAACGAGCGAATGGTGATTTAGTGAAAGGTGGTGAAACTAAAGGTGTACATATTGGTGTGCCCTGCCTAGGCGAAATTCCCGACGAATGGTTTTATTCGTTCGTGGGGTTGTTAAAACCAAGTAATCTGAAGCTCACCAAGGTAAGTAATCGCCCTGCAGATGTAGCACGGAACGAGATAATTGCACACTTAGAAAAAGATTGGCTATTCCTTATGGATGCAGACCAGACTTTTGCACCAGAGACACTACAGAAACTAATGAGTTGGGATTTACCTGTAGTTTCAGGGCTGTATTTCAAGAGTCCAGGTGCACCGTATCCCCATTGCTATCAATATGCTTATAAAACAGCTAAAACAGAGATGACAGAGGACGCACATTATTATGCACCTATTATCGGACCTATATATGAATTCTTAATGAAACATAAGGACAAACTCCCAGGAGATAGGGGGGCTGTTGTGTTACCGTCTGAAAGAAAGGACTTAATAGAGTGCGATGGTATAGGTGGGGGATGTTTATTGGTACACAGAAGGGTATTAGATGCAATAGAGCCTCCGTGGTTTCAGTATAACCCTGGAACGTATGTTGGTGAGGATTTCTATTTTTGCCGAAAAGTCCAGGCAGCTGGCTTTAAGATTTACGTAGACCCTGGCGTTGTATGTGGGCATAAGATGAAGGGTGTTATAACCGCCGAG